TCCACGCAACCGACGAGACCGATGTCGACAAACTGGATGAAGTTCTGATTAGGAGGTAGTCATGCCATTTTGGATTGCAGCCGCGATCATTGGAAGCGCGGCCTACACCGCCAACGAATCGCGCAAGGCGCGTAGAGATGCCGAATCGCAGCAGCAGCAAGCGCTTCAAAAGCAAGCTGAAGATCAACAGGCGTTTCGTGCCAAGCTAACGGAGCAGACCTCCGTCTTTGGTCGACAGGCTGGTGCGCTTGAAGAGCAGGCAAGGCTCGCAAAAGATCAGCTTGCCGCCACGACAAAGGCAATGTCTGAGCAGCTGTCGGTCGCGCAAGATCAGCTTGCTCTGAACACTAAAGCCTACGAGACCGGTGTGTCGCAGTACGAGGCCTCGCGCATGGAGATGGAGCGCAAGGCAAAAGAGATTCAAGGTCAGATCGATGAAGAGCGCCGCAAGGCTGCAGAAACGCAAGCGACCCAGCTCAAAGCTCGCACTCGCGGTGGTCGTCGCGCCCTGCTCTCTCAAGAACGTCTAACGCCAGAGCTCGGCATCACGCAAGACACCTTGGGCGCTGGCATGGGGATGATGTAATGGCGAGCGCCCCGACCCAATACCAAAAGAAGCAGGCTGCACGTCGTGCGACTGCAGACATCGAGCGCCTGGCTAAGACCTACCAGAGCGGACTGTCTGATGTCGCCCAACAGCAGCAAAAGGGATTCAGTGACTGGAATGCAAAGAACAGAGAGGTCATGGCCCCTTACGAAGCTGCGGTCGCTAAGTACACGCAGCAAGACTTTCCTGCGTATCAGCGACAAGTTGCTGCTGCTAATACTGCATTTGAACAACAGTCATCAGCGTACAACCAAACGATTGCCAGCTACGACGCGCAGGTTGCGGCTTATCGGCAGCGCTTAGATGCGTACAACACCACTCTTTCTGACATCGCTGCCAACCCGTCCGAGAGAGTAAACATCTCGCCAACATATCAAGGGCGCACTGGTGCCGTTTACAACATTGGTGGCCAGGTTTATTCAGCGAACAACTTGCCGTCTGGGTACTTCGTTGACACCGTGGTGACCGGTCAAGGCGTAAATAGAGGCCGGCCATACGACATCACGGAACAGCAGCTGTTCAGAACTCGCAGCGTTCCGACATTCAACGAAGAGCCGCCCAAAGCGCCAAACATTGCTGCGCCGACGCTCAGTCTGCCGTCACCACCTTCTGCACCAACGCAGCCCAAGCTGCCGACGTTTGAAACAGGTCAGTTTCAGCAAAAGCGCGAAGAGCTCGGCAAGACATTCGAGCGCGAGGTCGGTGAGCGGAAAGCTGCAAAACAAAACGTCGTCATGCGCCGCATGAGTCGCGGCATGTTGGAAGGAGCTTGAGATGCCAGGTCTATACGAAAACATTCACGCCAAGCGCGAGCGCATCAAAGAAGGCTCTGGCGAAAAGATGAGGAAGCCCGGCTCGCCCGGCGCGCCAACCGATGCTGCTTTCAAGGCATCAGCCAAGACGCGCAAGACTAAGCGCCCAATGCTGGACGAGTACCAGATCGACAAGGACGGCTAATCATGGAATACAAGACGCCACTCGGTGGCAAGCGCTTAAAGCCCGAGGAAATCATCAAGCGCCAGGCTGCAGCTCAGACCAAGAAGGATGAGTTTCAGCAGCTGTACCAGGATGCCTACGAGTTTGCCCTGCCCCAGCGTCAGCTGTATGGCGTCTGGGAGGGAGGAGCTACCGGCAGCAAGAAGATGGCGCGGGTGTTCGACTCGACTGCCATCAACTCGACCCAGCGCTTTGCCAACCGCTTGCAGAGCGTTGTTTTCCCGCCACAGCGCAAGTGGTCGCGGCTTGAGCCTGGCCCGTCGATCCCGCTTGACCGCAAGCAGATGGCGCAAGCGATCCTCGATGCGTACAGCGACAAGATGTTCGACGTGCTGAAGCAGTCCAACTTCGACATCGCGATCGGTGAATTCCTGCTGGATCTCGCTGTCGGCACGGCCTGCATGATGGTGCAGCCGGGCGATGACACGTCGCCGATCAACTTTGTGCCGGTGCCGCTGTTCCTGGTCAGCTACGAGGAAGGCGCAAACGGCCAGGTCGACAACGTCTACCGCCGGATGCGGATCAAGGGCGAATCGATCGAGCGCCAGTGGCCGGACGCCAAGCTGTCCGATTCTCTGAAGCGCCGCATTCAGGACAAGCCGACCGACGACATTGAGCTCCTCGAGGCAACCATCTTCGACGCTGGCCGCGGTGACTACTGCTACCACGTCATCGACAAGATCAGCAAAGAGGAGATTGTCTACCGCCGCAAGAAGACTTCGCCCTGGGTGATCAGCCGCTACATGAAGGTGGCCGGCGAAATCTACGGTCGCGGCCCGCTGATGACCGCCCTGCCCGACATCAAGACCCTGAACAAGACGATCGAGCTGCTGCTGAAGAATGCCTCGCTGGCCGTGGCCGGTGTGTACACCGCGGCTGATGATGGTGTGCTGAACCCGAACACGGTGAAGCTGGTGCCTGGGGCGATCATCCCTGTAGCCCGCAATGGTGGCCCGCAGGGGCCGGCGCTGCAGGCGCTGCCCCGCTCGGGTGACTTCAACGTGTCGCAGCTGGTGATCAACGACCTGCGCAGCAACATCAAGCGCATCCTGCTGGACGAGTCGCTGCCACCTGACAACATGTCTGCGCGGTCGGCGACCGAGATCGTCGAGCGCATGAAGGAGCTGGCGCAGAACCTGGGCTCGGCCTTTGGTCGCCTGATTAACGAGACCATGATCCCGCTGGTAGCCAAGATCCTCGAGGTCATGGACGAGCGCGGTCTGATCGATATGCCGCTGCGGGTCAACGGGCTTGAGGTCAAGGTGGTGCCGGTCGCCCCGCTGGCGATGGCGCAGAACATGGAAGAGGTCAACGCCATTTTGCAATACACGCAGCTGATGGTGTCCGGCCAGTTCGGCTCCGACGGCCAGCTGGCGCTCAAGAACGACGCCGTGGTCGACTACATCGGCGACAAGCTGGGTGTGCCGGCGATTGTCCGCAACACCCGCGAAGAGCGTGCCGTGCTGATGGAAGAGGCCCAGCAGATCCAGCAGCAGCAAGCGATGGCGCAAGCGATGGCAATGCAAGCGCAGCAAGGCGCTCTGCCCGCACCTGAAGGAGCGATGTGATGGACTACGGAAGCAGACCAGACGGCAGCAAGAAAGGCACCGGATTCTTTGGCGAGATCAAGCGCCCTGACGGCAACGTGATGACTGAGATCAGCGTCGGTGTCGGGTTGGGCGGCAAAGAGGTCACGATCCCGCTGATTGTGCCAACGCTCGACAAGAAAGAGATGAACTACCTGCTGCGCAACGATCCGAGCTCAAAGCAGTTCATGGAGCGGATGCCGCCATCGATTATGAACAAGGCGGTCGACCACGCGGTCATGCGCATGAAGGATAACAAGTCACCATTCATTCAGGCCGGCGAATCGCCTGTGGAGCTGCCTAAATGAGCTGGGAAGAGCTCGACAACTTGGGCCAGACCGATGACATCCGCGAGGTCACCCAGCAGCGCGAAGACCTAGCGCGGCTTTGCTTGAGAGTGTTTGGCGATGAGGATGGCCAGGCGCTGCTCAAGTGGTTGCGCGAGATGTATGTGGACGTGCCTGTCGCCGTGCCAGGCAACGACCCCTCGCACGCATTCTTTGCCGAAGGGCAGCGCAATGTCGTGCGGGATCTCATCGCACGGATCAACCAAGCAAGGAGCCTATGAGCGAAACCGCAGCAGTCGAGCCCGGTCAGTCCGGCCTACTCGACGGTGTTTCAGTCACGGACGAAAACCAACAAGAACCTAATCCGCAACAAGTCGCGATCGACCACAAAGCGCCAGACCCGTCTGCGCCGGTCAGCCCAACCGACCGGCCAGAGTGGCTGCCGGAAAACTTCTGGAAGGACGGCAACGCCGACTTCGAGGGGCTGGCAAAGAGCTGGCGAGATCTGCGCGGCAAGATCAGCAAAGGCGCTCACAACGCCCCGGCTGATGGCAAGTACGACCTGTCATCGTTTGGCGAAGGCAACGCCGAAAACCCGATGGCAAACACCCTATCGGGCTGGGCAAAAGAGAACGGCCTGTCGCAGGCGCAGTTCGACGACCTGGTCGGCCAGCTGCAAACCCAGGCCAAGGAGATCATGTCTGCCGACTTTGTCGACCCAGCAGTCGAGATGAAGAAGCTCGGCCCCAACGGTCGGGCGATGGTCGACGGCATGGTCGACTGGGCGCGTGGCCTGGTCAACAAGGGCGTCTGGTCAGCCGAGGACTTCGACGAGTTCAAGATCATGGGCGGCACGGCTCGAGGCCTGAATGCCCTGGTCAAGATCCGCGAGGCCTACGAGGGCCGGGTGCCAATTCAGTCTGCACCGATTGAAGGAGCGCCGACCCAAGAAGAGCTCTACCAGATGGTGGCCGATCCCAAGTACAAGACCGACCCCGCCTACCGGCAGAAGGTCGAGAAGCTGTTCAACCAGGTCGTCAAGGACTAGCCGGTCGGGTCTTGTACAGATTGCAATCGACTGTGTTGCATTTTGGATACAGTTGCCTACAATCTGCGGCAAGGCCCACCGGGTTTCCCCGACCCTGACTCGCAGCGAGATGCTGCCGAGTGGCTGCCGTAAGCAGCAAGCACAGGCCCGCATGACGCGGCTCACCGACGCGCAAACCCTGACTAATTAACCGAACGAGGTTTACAAATGGCTATCTCTCTGAGCAACGCCTTTGTGACACTGTTCGACGCAGAGGTCAAACAGGCTTACCAGGGCAAGGCAATGCTGGTGGGTGCTGTGCGTCAGCGTCGTGGTGTCGAAGGCTCTACCGTAAGATTCCCGAAGGTCGGTCGTGGCGTGGCAACTGCCCGCGTGACCCAGACCGATGTCACGCCGATGAACGTCGGCTTCTCGACCGTTACCTGCACGCTGTCCGACTGGAACGCTGCAGAGTATTCGGATGTATTCTCGCAGGCAAAGGTCAACTTTGACGAGCGCTCTGAGCTCGCCCAAGTGGTCGGCGCTGCGATTGGTCGTCGCCAGGATCAGCTGATCCTCGACGCTCTGAACGCCGCTTCCGGCACCGGCACCGTGGCAAATTCAATTGGTGGCTCGAACACCAACATGAACATCGCCAAGCTGCGCGAGGCTGCGAAGATCCTGAACGCCAAGAACGTGCCGGCTGATGGTCGCAACATCATCATCCACGCCAACAGCTTGGCATCGATGCTCGAGCAGACTTCGGTCACCAGCTCGGACTTCAACACCGTCAAAGCGCTGGTTCAGGGCGAGATCAACCAATACATGGGCTTCACGTTCCATGTGCTGGGTGACCGCACTGAAGGTGGCTTGCCGATCGACGGCTCCTCGGATCGCACGCTGTACGCCTTCCACAAGGACGCCATCGGCTACGCAGAAGGCATCGCACCCAAGACTGAGATCAACTACATCCCTGAGAAAACGAGCTGGCTGGTCAATGCTCTGTTCTCGGCGGGTTCGGTTGCGATCGATGCCGAGGGTATCGTCAAGATCACTGCCCGCGACACCGCGGCTGCAGCTTAATAGGGAGGGCTGAATCATGGC